TTGGTTACCAAGAGCAGCCTGTCCCTGAGCAGCATTTTGAAGTGCGCTAATATCTGCGGCTTGTTGCTGATACCCTAAAGCACCAAGTGCTTGTGCAGCAGCTTGGTTTGCGCCTATTCCTACACCCTGTTGTTGGTTATATTCCTGCTGAGCATTTGCATAATTACCAGCATTTAGGCTTGCCAACGCTTGAGCATTTGACAAAGCTTGCTGCTGAGCAATTTGTGCCTCTCCTAAAAACTGGCCAGACCCACCATATGCTCCCTGCAATACTGAATTAGCTGCATTTTGGCCTAAAGCCTGTTTCTCTGTTTGTTCCAGCTGACCCATAGTGGCGCAAACAACGCTCTGCTGGTATGGGTTCATATACTGGTTAAGCGTGCCTTGATTATAATTTGACGGATTAGCATAGTTAATTGATGCATTATATAGATTTTGTGCAGTCTTCATCTGAGGATTATTCAGATAATTTAGACTATTGGCATACGTCTTTGCCGCGCATGTATAATACGGGGATGCATACCCAACGGCACACTGGAAACCTTGCTGAGCAGCCAATTGCGAAGGGGCAAACCCTGCCACCATCTGCCCCTGATAGGGCTGATATGGCGTAGCTGCGATCTTGGCAGCGTTTTGCAGAGCCTGAGCGTAAGCATACGCTGAAAGTGGGTTAGCTGTTTGTGAAGTTGAGCCCGTGCTTGTCCCGCTACTGCTGCTGGATGTGCTACTTGTAGTGGGGTAGTAACCACCGATGGGGGTGCATTTCGAGCCCATTTTATGTCCTTACTGCGATTGAGAGGGATGATAGACGAAAAACGCCCCAACCTGATCAAACTGTCTTTTGTATAATCTTACTTTTGCTTCGGTTCTTTCGTTGGATAAAACACCGATTGTTAAATCAAGTTCTAATCCGTCTGAAGCCTGCTTGGAAAAAGACATTAATTGTTTAGCGTAATTAGAACGCCTATTATCTGGGTGAACAAATAGGGATAACTCTAATAATTGGTAATCAGTGCTATACCAAATTTGATTAATAGTCATTAACAAGTAGGCAACTGGGTTCCCTAGTTCTCCAATAACAGAGATTAATACTCCCGCCTTATCAAAATAACGGCGTATCATCCCAAAAACTTTTTCTTCATCTATTGGATGCTGGCCATCTTCTGCGCAAGCAATCCTCATTAAATTCATTAAAGCAGGAACATCTTCTTTTTCAGCGAGACGCACGTCTTCGCAATTATTTAAATCAGCCATTATGTGCCCCAATATTCGTATTTACGGCGTTTTTTAATTTCTCTTTTTTCAATAATTTCCGGAGTATGAAGCCAAGGAGTTGGTTTACCCCGTTTCCTTTCTGATTGAGTAATGCTCATTTTTAATATAGCTGCCGGAGTTAACATTTGCGTTGGAACTATTCCTTTTAATCTTTTAGAAGTAGCTTTTGATAAATTTTCAAGAGCAGCTGGTGTTCTTAACCAATCAGTTGGTTTTCCTTTTCTATTCAAAGATAAAGTTTTTCCGCGTTTTTTCCGTGCCTCTGGCGTATCTAGTTGAGGAGGTAAAATACCCTTCATATTTTTAGATTGAGTTTGTGCCCTTTTTTCTTTAGCGCTGTTTGTCTGAAATTGCGGGACAACTTTACTTTTCATTTTAATTGAAAGGGTTTTTGCCATTTTATCTATTGCTTCTGGGGTTCTAACCTGAGGAACAGGGAGGCCTTTCTTTTCTTTAGAATACCTTTGTTTTAAATCATCCGAATGATTATATCCAGAAATGCCTTGCCCGCCCGAAGTTTTATTAATTAAATGTCCTAAATGGGCCAACTGAGCGATCTGCCAAACTTCTGCATTTAAAGCATCCTGTTCAGCATTAAACCAATTCAAAATCCGGACCTCAAATTTTCCTTTATTGTCATTAACAATACAGTGCCAGTCTTTATTTCTATTTTTATTAGAAAAAGCACGCCTTTTACTGCCTTTTCCGACATTAAAAATAACCCCAGTATCAGGTCGAATATGAGCGTATGTATAATACATCATCTATTTGGCACCAATTTCTGCTAAGGCATTATTATACCTTGATTTTACATAAAAATAAATCATCAATCGCGAGCAGGCCCAGGCAACTTCTGCAGCGTCTTAATTGTCTTAGCGCGTTGTGATTTGACAAAATCATCAAGCACTTTATGACCCGCATCTAAATCGCCATCACCAAATGCTTCAACCTCTTCTGGAGTTAATATATATTCACCTCCAGCAACAATGCAGGGAACTAAATTAGTGGGAGTGTGATAATGCCCAATTAAACCATATTTACGAAAAAGCTCGCTGTGCAATTCCTTTTGCGTGCCAACTCTACCACCACGAGACATTTGATCGTGGATCATTCTTTTGATGACCTCAAACCCAGCTTCCGTGTTTCCTTCCGCCAACCCCGAAACAATATCTGCGGGGATAACGTAACTGCCGCTGTGAACGTGAATAGGAAGACGGTCAGTCCTCCCTGGTATTGCGGCTTTTAGAGGCCCAGAAAATACTTTTGGGTCTTTAGGAGCCTGCTTCCCACCAGTAGCCATTGCCTTACGCGCTGTGTTAAGAGCAGCGGCGATTGCCTGTCGTCTCGGGTGGCCAGCGTGTATCATCTCAGAGATGTTCTCACTAATGACGGCGGGGGATTTTCCATGTTTCAGAGGCATTTTAATACACCGAGTAAGTTAAGTTTGCCTGTATAGTCCCAGTAACTACCATGACAATTCCATTGGAACACTCAACGCCAACAGGATATAATCCAAGAGTAGATGAATCGTCTAAAACAAACAGCAAGCTAGATGACGGTATAACGCTCGAAACCGCACTGTTATATATGCTTACTGTTCCACCTGCTTCTACAATGTTAATAGATACTACTCTGCTTCTTCCGCTATAAATAACAGCAGTGGAAGTTCCAGCTGCGGGATAAGTATTAGATGTATATTGCCCACTAAGATACTGTTGCGTCTTATTAAGAGAATTAAACGCAACAACTAGATTTTGAGTTGCGGTAGTAAGTGTGTCATTACCTGCATACGTAGGCATTATCTTCTCCCACTCGGAGCAAACCTAAAACGAATAGAACCCAATCTCCAGAAACTACCTAAATCGTCGCTTTCAATCTTAACCGACATAAATCTCCCGCGAAATCTTGGACTTATAAATGGTGTCTGTTCAGACGCAGTAAACGGCCCATAAACTCTAGGCGTTTGCCCCGCATAATCTGTAACATAAAAAGTAAAGTTTAAATTAGCTGTTGGTGACCCAGAGTAAGTCCCCCACTTCATATCAGGAAGAACCCAATCAACAAATATTAAGTCTTCTCCATTTGTAAGACTTGAATAACCAGTTTGCATCGATGCGTTAATTGGAACAGTTGTATCACCTACTGCTAGATCATACGATGTTTCGTGCTGGTATATCCAACCGTTTTCATCTGATCCAATAGGAAATCCCAACACTGACTGGTCAGTCCACGCTGTTCGTCCTAAATAACCAAAATCCCATTCGTTATACAAAGTATTATAACAAACATACGCATCTGGCGTTCCGTCAGATGAGGCATTGCTTGGGAAATACCATATCACTTCGTTAAAAAGTGAGTTACCTCCGCATACCGTTTTTGCTAGTTTATCTTGCGTAGAGTTTTGGAATATAAAATCCCAAACACTACAAGGCAAAGGCTGTGGAGCAGAACCGCTTTGCATAACAAAAAATTGCTCTTGGCTCATCCAGTATACTGAATTATTTACAATCCCTACGCCCCTAGGGGATAATAAGCCGCACCCATTACCAATTTTTAGGAAGCTAAAAAAGGTAGGATAGGACGTATATTGCGCTGAATAAACATCTATGTCAGTAAACCAGAATTGTTGGTTTTGAGCTTGTATTCCACGAACAATCTTAGACCCTGTTGGTATTGTATAAAATCCAGCAGTGCTGGAACCTCCAATATTCCAGTTAGTAAAATTGGTTGAATCCGACCACCTAATATAAAGAGGATTTTGAACTGGGTCTAAATAATCAGATGTCCCCCAAGCCATAATCTGTCCAGATGGCATAGCAACAAAAGCCCCTGTGCTTGCCGGAGGACCACTATTGATGATCGAAAGATCTTGGTAACCACCAATCGGTGAAAACGTAAATATTGGTCCATTCTGAGCACACGCAACTAATGTGGATTCAATACTGTCTAACCACCAATTATCTGCTGTATAAGTTGATGATAAAGAACTTTTAAAACGACTGCCCTTTGATGTTTCAGGAATAGTATTTAATAATCCCTCTTTTCTTTCCAAAGCAGGTGGCGGTGGCCCAGGGGATGCGGATATCCAATACGTTAAACTAGTAAACCCATTATTCATAAAAACAGGCTCGCCAGAGGGAGTGCTGCTTGACGCCTCGTATTGAGCATTAAAAGTAATAAACCCATCTTGCAATATTTGAGTTACGATATATTGCCCAACAATTGTTAATCCACCAACAGATGTTGGTACTGTAAATCCAATTCTATCCCCTACAGCAATAGAATTATATTGATATTGAGTAGGGAAAACCATAATAACAGACGCGTTACCAGCAAATGTCTCAAACCCTATTAATGTTCCAGATACAGTTGTCTCATTTGATGTAGCTGCATAACCTGCATTAATAACATATGTATGAGTATCTACCGATGAGGATACAATAGGATATATTGAATCAAGAATTAAACCACCAACGGCAACCGGTGTGTTGAATTGTACGGAATCAAATGTTGTTAAAGAGGGAGCTGTTGTGTCAACTATTGTTACTAAGTTAGAACCAACAGCCGTGCTATATGTAGGGGATGCTAATGATGAATTAACATACTGAGGAGATATGTCCCGTAACTCAGAAGTATTAGCATTATATGTTAATACAGCAGAATTAGTTGCTATTCCTAAATAATTAATACCCTCAAAATCACCCCACGGCTTCAGAGCACACGGAACGCCATTCACAGGTTGATTTATATAAAGCGAGCAACCACCCCTTTTTTCAGGCAAATTAGCTCGCCAACGGATAAAATTACTGCTCTGAATGCCTGTTGGGTTGCCAGCAGGGGTTGGCTCAACGTTGACGCCAACATTGGGTGTGAGCTGTATTTCTTGGAATGGCATATATTATCTCGTTTGGGAGACTGGGATAGACGAAAACGGAGTCCAAGCAGGTCCCGCCCACTTTTTGCGTAACTCAAGAAGATTGGCAGACTGAAATAGGGTTTGATATTGAGATTCCCATGATGCAGCCTGTTGTGGATTATCAGACTGAGCACCAAAATCCCTCATATAACCAGAAGCAAATATCATACTCGCCGCCAAGAATAAATCTTGTAAATATGTCGTCAGGAACGTCGTTGGGTTCGCTGAAGAAAGCGGAGCAGGCTGAACAGTTCCAATAATTTCCACGCCGTAACTCTGATCAGGCCAAGGTCCAACAATAATGTTGAATTGGTCAACCATAGCAAAACTTTGAGGTAAACTTAGTGTCTGGCTGCTATTCCACACAGAGTTTAGGTAATCCATAGAAACAGCAGTTAGCTGGTTTCTTACCCCTTTGTCTGGGATAACTCCCGCTGGAGTGATAACATTAACCCCTGTGACTGTATAAAAAATACCTGCCGAACCATTTGTTGGGATAGGGAATCTTCTCACTCCCGCCGTCAAAGATTGTGTCCCATTGACAACAACAGTGTTTAATAAATCAATTTCCCTGTAGATTCTGTTTTCGGCGTATGCTATGCAATCAGGAAGGAAATTTTGGAAATCTATCGTTGTTGGGTC